CTCGTTTTCACTGTCGCATGATGTCACTCCAGCAGCAAGCGTGTATGCCGTATTCCCAGGGCACAGGATGCGGTTTACAGCCGTGCTCGTGACGTCATGCGACAGTGAAAACGAGTTTGTCCCAACATTGGACAGGTAAAACTGAGCTTGCCCGTGAGACGTCTCTCCAGAAACTACCGTGGTCGGGGCATTGAACCCTGTAATGGATAGACTGGTAGTCGAGGCAGTGATCCGAAGGAGCTGAGTGATCGGCCAAGCGTACGGAGCGTAGTTGTTCTGACTCGAAGAAATCGTAGCTGTGTTGGTCGCGAGGGATTGATGGTTCTGATTGCCCTCAAAGAGGTAGTTAGAAGACAACCCCCCAGTCCATGGGGACGAACCAGAGAACGCAGGCGTCGCTCCACTCTCGTACTGCAGGTAGAACAAACCAGGAGCGTTCAACGCAAATGCACTTGAGACGTCGGAGTCCCGAATGACAATACGGGCTATTCCTCCGCTAATACCGCAAGCTGAAGACGAAACACCTGTGACCGTGCTGTTCTCCAACAAGATGGCAGCCACAGGAGCAGGGCCGCCGGTTCCCATCTGTATCGCATGCGAAGTACCGCCTTGGATGGTCGAGTTCCTCGCGTGGATGAAGGTGGTCTTCCCAGAGATGAAAGACGTGCTACCTGCGTAAAGACTTCCCCCGTTACCTACGAGATTGATGCTCTCCAAAAGCACGTACCCACCCGTTGAGGTCGTGAGGTTGCCGCCGGAGAGGTTGAGGATCCGTTGGGTCAAAGCAATGTTGGAGGTGATGTCATTGAGATCACGCCCATTGAACTCCCACCCATCGGTCAACTCATAGTCCGTAGAGAGAGACAAGGTGGAGCGCAGGTACACCCTCTTTACTCCAGGGAGTAAGCTGGCAGCCGTGTACAACTTGTCGAAGTCGTTGTAGAGGCTCCCTGACGCTGTGGCAGCCACATCGTAGATGAAGTCCGCAGTGACCCCTGAAGCGGAGCTCGAAATAGAATGATAGTCCGTACCGTCACTGAACAACGTGACTGCACCTCGATCGGTCGAAATGACGTACGAAGATAGGCCGTCGATCAACCCAGCAGCCGGAGTGATCGTGATGTTGTATGTGGAGGCTTGACCTCCGACGTCCTTGACAATCAACTGCTGAACTGGTTGCACACCACCCGCAGATGTTGGGTCAGGGATGGTGACCGCAACTGGAGCCGCAGCCAGGTCAGTCTGCACCGCAATCAGCGCGTCTTCATTATTCGTCGAGTAGGAAGTGCTTGCTCCCGTGAACTCTCGAATCTGAATGCCTGGGTACCCAAACACAGTCTGGGAGCCCAAAAACACAGGGGATGAGTCGACAGTGAAGACACTGCCGTTGACCAGAGACCACTCAGCAGAAGCTGTGGCGTCTCCAGTGCTCAAAATACGTTGTCCAACACTCCCACTACCGTCGAATGCCAAAGTGGCGTTTGTAGTGAGAATCAAGTTGCGGACACCAGAGAAGTTGGAATCCGTACCTACAGATCTGACGTCAAAGCCCGATCCAGAGCTGAATGCTATCTTACCGTTCGAGTTGTTGAACTCAAACGAAGCGTTGTACAGGAATAGATAGTCCGTGTCCCCATCGGTGCGACTGTAGATCGTGTGAGAGGAGGAGAAATTGAAGTTGAGGGTGACTCTGGACAGTGAGTAAGGGAGGGCTGTCAGAGTAGACGACCCGCTAAAGATAATAACGGAGTCGCCATCAGTCTTGCCGGTGAACCTGATTTCAGTCAGGTCGTAGGCACCGCTGGTCACCGAGTAGTTGCCACGAACGTCGATGAATACAGGGCCTTCGATGGCATTCGCCGCCGTGATGGCCGACGCGAAAGTGTTGAAGGTGTTGTCATCAGGAGTGACAGTCGAGTCGAGAACAAGATTGTTACTCTTGTTCAGATTGGCCCGAACATCCTCCAGAATGAAATCGAGGTCTTCAGCCCACCCACGTTGATTCCCTCCGTAGTTGGACTCTATGTCTATCTCACCGAAAGCTGGGTAAGCCCACCCTCGATTCGCCAACGCTCCCGTACTCGTGTACCGTGCTCGGTACACGAGTGTTTGCTCATTACCAACCCCACCTCCATTGGTGACAAGCTGGATGCGATATGTCCCCACTACATCTGGAGTGAAAGATGAAGTGGAGGCCGTGGGAGTAGACAGAGTTGCCGCAGAAGCCAGAGGCTTCGCAAGCATCGTCCAAGAGAAACTGCTGTTGCCGGACGTGCTGACCGACAGGTTGACCACCTTGGTCAACCACAGGTCTTTGCGAGCCTCACCAGGGGTACCTGCTCCAGCGCCTGACGGCTGATTAGCAAGGATAATTGCGCCAGGCATACGAAATCCACCTCATCCCTATTGAAACTTCGACGGCCCTCGAAAGGTCACGACAAAGAAATAGCGAAAGTGACCGTCAGAGTATCATTGGAGAACAGAGTCCTCTGTGCGAATTGGATCTCGTGAGCCATGACCCCCGCCGACGCGAGGTCAAAAAGGGCAGTCTTCTGTACTCCCTGAGAGGAGACCCCCGTGTATGTGAAGACCTTCTGGAGTACCGTTTGGGTACCCGAGCCGGTCGGGAGAGTCACCGTCGCCAGCTGGCGTTGGAGGCCGTTCGTGGATAGCTCTCCCGTAAGGGCAGTATCCCCCGCAGCGGGCGTCGACCCGTCATTGGAGATTCCGATGTAGTTCAGGCCTCCACCAAGACCTGAGCGTTGTCCAGCTGAACCATAGATGTACGTGTGGATCTGGCGGCGACCCGCATCCGTTACAATGTTCCACGCCTCTTGTTCGTCGACCACCTTGCGAAGCCAAAGGCCAGTTCGCTCATCGTAGTCGTACGCCCGCTCGTGACGGATCGTGGCCCTGGCTCTTGGCCCCTGCATCTGGATCAGCATTCGGTTCCTCCCTACCCATCAAAAGTCCATCGAATGATCTTCATTGAAGACCTTTTGGTTCGTCTTGACTCCAAGGCGATCCCTATCTCTGAGACCACGTGGGTAGACGCGAAAATCGTCGTAGTAATAGTTGGCAAGGCGCCACCGCATCGCGTCGAGTACCTTGCCGGTCTGATCCGTATTGGGAGTGTAAGTATCCCGAAAAACATACCGAATACGGAACAAAGTATGTGCAGGACGCATGATGTCCAAAATCAACCGGATGTTGCTGTCCAAGGTGAACACATCCGTAGGAAAACCCCCGAGCGAATCTATATCGATCTGGAATCCGAACTGATCTGAGATATCCAACCCAGAAGCTCCCGCACGCACAAGGAGGAAATTCTCTGTGACCGTCACATTGCTCGACACGAACAACTGAACGCCGTCACGCATGCTCCCTGGTACCGAGCCCTGAAAGTAAATCCTGATTACGTTGAGCAGAAACTGCTTGAACTCTTGGTCATCGAAAGACGTTGCTGGCAGTTTACCGTTGAGGAATACCAGGTACCCAATAAGGCTGTAGAGAAAGTCCGAACGGGTATTGGAAAAGTCTCCATCGTACTGCACATCTTCGAGTGCCAGCTCAAGCTTGGCTAACTCCACAGCCACAGCCTTCATCTCTTGAGTGTAATTCGGGCCTTGGACTGTGGAGATGTAGTTCGACGGCAACAGGTTGAGAAGGTTCGTAAAGATAGACTGAGCGCGCTGCGCAAGACGGAGGTTGTACTCCTTGCCCTGCTGCTGAATCGTCTGATTTAAGCGGCTCGTATCTTTGACTAACCTAGGCATTTTTCACGTTCCAACCTTTTGGTCTGTCCCATCCCACACGAATTCACCATTCTCACCTACAGGAAAATGAGAGCGGCAAATCGCACAGAAAGTGCCGTTATAGAAGCTCGGGTTACGGGCATAGGTTTCCGCTAACGAAAGCCCCATGGTTGTCACCCCTCCACAAGTGAGATGCTTGTACGTCTGACGAACCGGCCTGACAAACCCTTTGGCTCGCTCGGCCGCACTCAACACGATGTAGTCGTGTTGCTGCCCTGTCGCTGGGTTGATTGACAGGTCGGCTTCGGTTGCTGGCTTTCCATCCGTGGTCACGCGTTCTTCAGCCATTTGGGTGCCTCACGAAGCAGTTCGGAAAGTGATGGTAAAGTCCCCAAGCTCTACAGACTCCACCCCAGAAGCGGTGACGTCCTTCGAGCCGGAATCTCCACGAATGACATAGGAGACAGCGTAGGAGTGTTTCGTGGGGTCATCTGAAGACGGCAGAGCGATAACCACGTGGTTGGCGGTTCTTCGGATCAACTCAGCGGCTTGCGTGTCAGCGGTGACAAAGCCCGCGGAAACGAGAGTCGCTGTATCGGTGTAACCTGTGATGACTGCACCAGTCGAGCCGATGATGAATCCCTGGTCTGGGCCGCTCGCCACGGAGGCAAGATTTGAGGCCATGGTGAGAGCCTCATCGTCTTGGAAAACTCCCTTGTGCTCAGTCGAAAGGCCTCCTCCATCAGTGGTGGGGGATTGCAGCGGAGTTGTCAGCAGGTACGCTTGATTTCCACCTATGCTGAGTGAAGTCATCTCGATGTTTGCAGAGGACAGACCTTCCCGAAGTTTACGAGCCCCATCCGCATAGGCCATACGCGCAAATGGGACGATCTGGTAGTCTACCCCTGTAGTGGAATCGATGGCATTGATGACGTCACTTTGCGCCACACCTTGTCCAATTTTACGCTTGTTGAACTCCAAACTGGTGCTCGACCGAATGGCAGGATCCGCTTTGTCCTTTGTAGCGCCATTGAGGAGCTGAACCGTCGTTTCGACGTCGATGGCGTTGCTCACAGCCTGCTTGACTACTACATCCGCAGTGACGTGGCGCCTGGAGTTGACCGTCCTTTGGAGCTGCTGAAGCAGGTCGTTGACCACGTAAGTCACGGTGAAATTTTCATCGTGGACATAGTCCACCGAGACTTTTGCTCCATTGGAAATGTCAGAGGTCGAGGTGCGTATGAGCCGAGCCGGCGTCGTGGCTGTGCCTTCAACGATTTGGTAGTCAGGATTTGTAGCATCGGGGCCGTCATACTCGATTGTACGATCGGCACTGAAGACACGAATGGTCTTCGTGTTGATTCCGATACTGAGCAGAGGTTCTTCGATGAAGCCAATGAGCGTGTGCTCCTCAGCGTTCACCGTGATGGTGTTTCCCGATGGCACACCGCCCACTTGGTTGATGGACAGGTAGTCGCTGGCAATCGTGCTCTCCCCTTCGAGGAGAGGGTCTTCAAGTTTGAATAGGTTGTACCCAGCTGTTGGATCAAGGGTACTGGACACTTCTCCTACAACCGACACCACTCGACGAACCGGCTGCAACGTGAACTTAAACTGGTTCACTACGCGGAACCTGTAGTCTGCTGTCACTACGTCGTCGATGCCAGTTACTGGCTGACCCACAATCGACGGGTCGAGCCTGAAAGTCTGGTAGTCGATGATTTGAGCATTCGTGAGGATGTAGTCTAGACCCTGTGTCACGTTCCTCACCCCAAGACTCTGACTGGGGTTGTCGAGGAGCTCCGTGATGGGAGTGTTCACAGAAACACGGCTATCCTGCACTCGAAGAGTCAGAGTGCCGAGGTCGATGATTTGGCACTGGATGTCCCGAGCTACCTCGAACGTGAAAGCGAACTTCTCAGAGACCTGCCTCTCCCGAGTACCCTGCACCCAAATGTCGACTTTCCCTCCAATGTGCTTGTGCCTCACGGGGTCGTAGTCGCGCATCATGAGGTCGTCGCCACTCTTGACGACCTTTGCCTTGATAATCCCAACCTGCTCGGCCGCGGTCGAGGTGTACCCTCCCTCTGTGCCCGTATCCACCGACGAGAAACCGAGAAGAGCTCGGCTCGCCAAATCAGCGTTGGACTCGCGGTCTGAACCGAAGACCGTAGCCTCCAAGTTCGTGACAAGCAGACCCGTGACGCCCTGGGCACTCGTGATCTGACCGGCCGGACGGTTGCCGACGTCGCCGACTTCTTCAGCAACGATGTCGACCACCAATTCATAACGCTTCCGGTCGAAATTGAAGAAAGCGTCGGCCTGAGCCGCGGGTAGTATGAAAGTACCACCCACACGAAAACGTACCGAGGGGATCCCAAGACTAGAGTCCGCACTCGTAGTCAAAATAGTACCAGCAGGGACAGGCAAATCAAAGGACGGCTTGGAGGTAGTGTAGAAAACCGCTTGTCCTACCGCTGGTCGACCTGGCAGCCTCTTCTTGTTGACGTTTGCCGCTAGCTTGTCGAAAGCCGAATCGATGAGAGATTGAACGGCCGCGCTTGTGGAGTACCCAAGAGCTGCTTTGAGCGCCGTCTTATAGGAGCTGCCGTCTACCGAATCCGAAACATCGTCGCTGTTGGCGTCGTCAATCTGAATCAAGGTCAGGAAGCTTTGCGCGCGATGCACAAAGTCCAACAAGAAGTAGAGCCTCTCCGCTTCAGACGAGAAAGGGTCGATGGACACGTCTCGTGTTGTCGAGCCTGGAATGAGGCTGATTTCCTGGTTGATCCTCTGGATGAACGACACATAGTCGAGCATCACCTGAAACTGGGTGCGACCTGGAAGGTCTCGAATCGCCGTGTCGATGGTGAGAGGTGTACCCAACACCTCTTGCGAGTACGGGCTCTCCACTTCCACAGATGACGTGGAATCGAAGTAGACTGAAGTGACGACGTAGTACAAAGGATCGGTATCAGCTACAGACACAAACTGGTCTGAGTTCAGGATCCCATTCCCTCCAGAACGGAAATGGCGGAACCTGGCAAAATTCGTAAGTGTGCGCTCTTGCAGGATAGAGGTGAACCTCAGATCGCTGGAGAACTCCACCACGTTGTAGGCTTGATCGAGCCGAGTCGAGATCTCATTGCCGAACAAATCCTCCTCTATGACCTTGACACGTACAACATCCCCGAGCTCGTTTCGAGTCCACGTCGTAGAGTCAGCACCGATATCGAATGTACTTTCCTCGAAAACGCTTGAGGCCTCCGTAACCAATGACTCGTTGAGTAGAAAATACCCTGATGTTCCAGCCGCCGACGAAGACGCGTAGACGTTGAACCCACGAAAGGTAACGGTATCTGTCGCGCCAAATCCGCCAACCTGACTCACTGTAGGAAGCGCAGCCAGAATGTCCACTGCATCGCGCCGCCGACGAACTCTCAATCCAGAAGGGATGCTTACTTGCGCCACATCACTCTGGTTGACCTTTGTGATCGTCACACTAGAGGTGGCACTTACCCCGCCCACAATATCAATGGTGCGCACCAAAATGGTGTTCACACCAGGGTCGAGAATCAGACCCTCGGTATACGAATCAGGGTTGGGTATAGTGAAATTGGGCAAACTAAACTTGACCAAAGTCGCATCGGAAACAAACGTAGCTCCATTGATAGACACCTGGATATCTATCGCAGACGTGTCCGCGATGCCCTCAATGAACACGCTGTTGCGATTTGTCGTGAACACAAGGTTCTGAGTGTACCCAGAACTGTCTCTCAACTTGATCTGCGGAGCCGTTGCCATGGATCACCCAACCAAGGTGTAGTTACTGAGACTCTGGCGATACACTCCTTGAGCCTGAGTGTTGCCGAGCAAATTGAGAGGCTCAGGGAGCCTTAGGCCTCGTGTGATGACGATGGGCTTGGTACTACGGTTCTGCACTTCGACGTTCAAAAACAAAACAGTGGGGTCTTGCTGACTCTGTTCAAGCCGAACACTGGAGAGGCGAAGAGGGTACTCCTCGTCTGACAAGAACTGCCCAACCGCCTCTTCTTGCTGGCGTTTGATACTCTGCCAACGCCCAAACATCGTGTAGATGTCAGAAGTGATGGCATTCTGGATGACGCCAGAAGATGCATTCTTGCTGCCTATCCGCTCCAGAATCGTAGTCCCATACCAAGGGTGAAACGGATTGGAGCCGCGATTGGTATACGTAATTTTCAGCAACTCTTGGATTAGAAGAGCCTCGTTTCGAACCTCAGCCGTGTGGCCGTCCGACCCGTAACGCCAGTCGTTTTCTACCCCCAACCCTCCGCATCGACGGCACTCCTGACTCACCGTGACGTAGGTGAGTTCAATAAAATTG